TCTTAATTAGAGCATCGACTGCCAAGTTCCCAGTCAACGCTACCGTGCCGTCGGCCTTCAGGTAAATGGAGTGCGTGTGCCCTGGGTCGGCTCCGGACGTCACGTTGACACCAGCGATCGTGCCAGTAGTCGTCAGGTTCTCATTCGAGAAGCTGATCGCGCCAGTGTCGCTGGATATGACCGCGCCGTCCATGGTAATGTTGTCCACGGTGAGCTTCGTCAACGCAGTCAACTCAGTGCCCCACGCAGGGACAGAACCAACGCCAGTGCCGACCAGGACCTCGCCCACGGCCCCGGCGGTCAATACGTCATGCGGTGCCTTCATCTCTGCGAAGGCTCGCCTGACTTCTTCTGGTGAATGTGGGTTTGGTAGCCTGAGAGGCATTAAGAAACGAGCCTCCGGCCAGAAGCCATCACGGTAATCGTGCTGGACTCGTACGCCCAACGCTCATTGGCTGTGCCGGTGAGTTCCAGGACTGCGGCCTGGCCTCTGGCGGACGGCATCTCGCGAGCGTTCAGTCCGGCTTCCCACGTCCCGCTGTCTGAAGCGTCGGCCGACACCGCCCCTTGGAACGTGTCTGCCGGGTGGATCGACCACGCAACGTCGCCGCTTGCCGCCGCCATTACTGGATCTATCGCTAAAACCGTGCCGACCTGATCGTCTGGTGCGAGCGGGATTGGGCCGATCTTGGCGTACGAGGAGAACGCAGTGCCGGTGTCGTTGCTGGAAAGCCCAGAGAACCGCCGCAGCTTGCCGTCTCGGCCACCCAGCAGGACACCCGACTCTTCGGTCGCGGACGCCTGGTACGAGCAGGTTGCGGTAGGCTCGTGGTCTGACTGTAACGTCTGCGGCCAGAACGTCTTGCCATCCCAATTAAACCACCAGTGGGTCCTCGTGTTCGACGAGTCCTCGGTGATGAAGATGTGGACGCCGCGGTCTGCAACGTCGTATTCCAACTGGACGGTCGTGATGGCCGGGTTGATGCTCTTGAACTCGGCCGGAAGCGAGTCGCCCGACAGGTCCGTTGGGTATGAGTTCCCGCCTGGCATTACCGCATATAGCCCGCCGAGCGACAAGAAGATCAACTCCCCGTTGGGCCCGCGGGTCCAGGCATCTGTGTCAATGATCCCGATCGACTGGCTTAGGTTGTCGAGCTTCCCGCCATAGGCGGGGTCGCCATTCAATCGCCAGATCGAGTTCAGGCAACCGAAGATAAGGTAGTCGTCACTGAATGCGAACATCGCAGTGAGCGGGTCACCGGGTACACCGGCGTCACTCGCGGAACCGGCGACAGCCGCCCCGGAGTCAGATTGCGAATAGTCCCAATCGAGCGGATCGCCCGCACGAGGGCAGTACCAGATGTGCGGTGCGATTGCTGCACCGGCCAGAAAGACTCGGTCCTGGAATCTCGCGATCAACGGGCACCCAGTGGGGACCTGCCCAGTAGCTGCCGTTGCGATCCACAGCGACATCGTGTCCGCGACTGGGTCGTATATCTTAGGGCCGCGTTCGACGCGGTACGTACATGTCCCATCGCCTGGGTCAGGGTCAAGCGTGAGGCCGTTCACCGCGTGGACAGTCGTGATAGCGTAGGCCCCGGCCGTAGTGCCGCCGCCGACAGCAGACAAAACGCAGATGTCGGAATCGGTGTCTATCCCGAGTGCCGACCAGTCTTGTCCAGTGCCCTCGTCGAGGATTGCCCCAGACATGGTGCCGTCAGTTCCGGTGTCTCGCAGGTCGCCGTAGTCCGCCACGTAAAGGACCTGCCCGGCCTGGGCGGCTTTCATGGGGACGTCGTCGCGCACAGTGAGATCCGTGGTAACGACTGTCAGCCGACCGTACGGTCCCTCGCGGTACATGTCTCCGCCGCACGACGCGATGAGTTGTGTCCTGAGTGAGTCGACATTTCCAGTGCTGTAATACTGAACCCGGAAGACGTTACACAGACACAGCCCCTCGGCAACGGAACAGGACATACCGAAGCCAACGCGAGTTCCGGCGTGCGCATCTACTGCCCCGGTGAGAATCAGTGTGCCCTGCCAATAAACAGTGACCACGTCGGCTGCGACAGTAGCCGATAGCCACCCAGCGCTTGGGCCAGCTATCGTGCCGGTGTCGGTGTCGACGGTCACTGATATTCCGCCGGAGTACGAAATCAGGGACGCTGTATACGCCCCGGTCGCACCTGTCTGTGTAATCTCAATGAACACTCCGTCCGTGGCGTAGGCCGGCGTGACGTCGTCGAGCCGCAGGTACAGCCTGTAGCTACCGTGCCACTCGCCAGCCCACGGCGTGAACATTGCCTCGACTTCGTAGTTGGATGCGGTGTCGATCGGCAGTATGTCCAGCACGATCTCGCCCTCGGTTATCGACGTGTCGACCGAAGCCAACTCGGACGTGAGGATCGTTGGGACTGCGGACGCCCAGCTTGCCTGCGTCCATGCAGACGCAAGGGACAGCCCGCCAAAGGTATCGGAGAAGAACGTGAAGCTATCACCGAACGAGATCGTCATCGGATGCAGCATCCTGATATTCGACCCGATGTCTTCTCTGTGGGAATAAACAAGACCCGGTCTACTGCCGCCACGCTCCCTGCCCTCAAGCGTTGCGTCAGAGCGGACGTTCAGCAGATCCGGACTTGTGTACGGAGCCTGTTGACGGTACGAAGCTTTGCGGTTCAACCCACCCAACGGGAACGGAACCCGCATCTTTCGTTTCTTACCCATCGTGACTCCTAGATTTCCGACCTACTCCTGGACTTCTTCCGCCGGCTGGGCGAAGAACGGAGCAAGCTTGGCGAGATCCGAAACGGACAGCACGTCGTCCTTGCCGTCCAGTGCTTCGATCACTTCGTCCAGTTCCATGGCGATCGGTGCTAGTTCCGATTCCTGGCTCAGGATCTCGTTGAACCCACCGATGAACGTGTCCCACCCTGGGTCGCCAGGATCGAGCTTGACTTCGGACCCGACCTCGGCGCCGGTCGCCTCGTAAAGCAAAGCACTACGCTGCTTTTCTACGATCTCCGCTTCGGCGGTGACGAGGGTGGTGTACTTCAGGATGGCGTACGCGACCTTCGGGCGCATATTCACTGCGGACAATTTTCTCCACGAATCGAGACTTTGGAAAACCTGGCCAAGCAACATAACGATACCTCTCTTCTAGGGAAGGAAATGAAAAACGAAAAACCTGGCGACCAGGGGATGTCGTTCCTGCGTGGCCGCCAGGGTAAAACGCGGTCTACGTGAAGGTAGGAGCGGTGGACGCCAGCAGGTAGTAAGTCGACCCGCCGATGTCGATTGCGATCTTGAGTGACGCGGTGCCGTGAGTACCAACCGTTCCGCCGGCAGCTACCGGAGCAGTTCCGGAAGCGGGGAGGTCCAATAGATTGGTACACTGTGCCACCTGGATTCCGGTCGTGAATATCCCAGCCAGATCGATCCCAATCGAGTTGCCGGAGGTGATCGTGCCGCCGGTAATCAGGATACCCCTTGAGGTCATCGTGCCGCCGGTCTGCGTGATAGCACCGGTGGTGATCGAAAGACCGGTCGAAACAATCGTGTCTGCCGTGCAGACACAAGCAGGGGTCGTGATGCTGATACCGGTGAAGGTCGGGTCTCCACTCGTAACTGCGGTCATCGCACCGGACGCGGCGATCGAAAGACCGAGCAAAGCCGGGCTAGCCGCGTCGTTTGTCGACTGCGGAAGGATGATCGACACGCCGGTCGAACCGAGTTCGAGGGTTGCCGCAACATTCGTCCCGAGGTCAACCAGAATACCAGTCGTCCAGCCGTAACAGCCTGAGTTAGCGTTGAGCCGAATTCCGGTCATCGTTCCGGTGATGATCGCAGCGTCGTCAACGCTGCAATTAACCAGAAGGCCATTCAGGTGGCCAGTCGAAAGGTCGAGACCAGACTCTGCGATGACAGCGAAGCTTCCTGCGGAAGTCGTGGTAGTCGCGGCTCCACCGATTTCCGTGGTTCCGGAAATCTCGACCCACCCCATCAGTCCAGCGTGATTGCCATCAGCCAAGTCTTGCTTGACTCGCAGCTTCCCGAAGATGCCGATGTGCGCCGTGCTACTGGTCTGATCGAACTCGATCGAATTGCGAGCGTAGATGCCGGCAGACGATCCAGTGTCACCAGCCACAATATCAGCATCGGCTTGGGAGTGAACCTCAACCGCGAACGGGAACGCAGTCGTGAGCGAAGCACCTTCGCCCTGGGCACCGATCAGAATACCGGAACTAATGGAATCGCCGCGCATGTGCAGACCATACTGCCACTTCGAGGTTCCGCCATGGACGTTCACGGTGTACGCAGCCAGCCAGCCGTCGCCGTCGTAGGTCCTCGTGGATTGCAG